CTGGTCTTCCTAAACTTTCTAAGCCTTCTTCATCATTTGACTTATCTTCTGCTACTTTCTTATCTTGTCTTCCTTCTAAGGCATCTTTTCCATGGGCTACTTCTTCTGTTAAGGTTCCTAATACTTTCTTTATGTCTTCTATTTTATTTACATCTATTGGTATTAATACTTTCCTATTTTTTTCATCTACTATATAGGATGAACCTGTACTTCCTTTTGAATCTTTTGGCATTGTAGACTCATCTAAGTATGCTACTTCAAAGTCTATTCCTATATCTTTTCCATAACCCTTTATTATATCTCTCAATGCTTCTTTTAAGTCTTCTTCATTAATTGTTCTAGCTTTAAACTGTCTACCTAGTTCTTCAACTCTTGAACCTATTACATTATAGAAACTTGTACTCCATCTTTGTGCTCTTAGATTTTTTTATACACTTAAAATAAAAAATTCATAACCTTTTTTTTCAAAATAAAGAGAAAAGCTTCTATTTAATTTAAAAATTTCATTTGTATCTAAGTTTCTTAAATAAATAATAAGTTCAAATTTTCTATTTGGATAAGTTATATTATACTTTTCATACTCTTCTCCCATAATTCTAAAGAAATCTTTTTCTAACAAATAACCTTTATTACCTACTTTTCTTCCTAATTCATCAAAATAATCATCTCCACAATTTTCTAAATTATTTATTTTTTCATTTATATCTATACTTCCTATCATTTTACTTTGATAAAATAATTCTACTCTTTCTAAAACTAAATTATTTGGAATATTATAAAATTCAAATAATATAGTAGCATCTGAAAGTAATCTAACATTTTTTAGATTATTATCACTTATTATTTTATCTTCTTTTTCTATTGTAAGACGCAAAACAATTTGATAAAAATTTCAAAATAAAATGATAAAAATATGGTAAAATAAAATGATAAAATAATAGGATGTGATATGTTATGGTTAAAATTAATTTATATGATGTTTATGGAGTTTTTATAAAAAGTAAAAATGTTGAAATTACAGATATAAAAGAAGATGCTTGGGGCTTATCTTTAAATATTTTAAATTTAGAACTCACTATTGATCCTTCTGGCATTAGCTTAGATGCCGATATTAAAAGGGATGTAATAAAAGAGTTTAAAAATATTATAGAATTTTATAATGAAATTAGCTTAAGTGTAGAGGATAAAGAAAAAATAAAAGAAAAAAAAGGACATCATTATATACTTCACAGTATAATATCTCCTGAATTAAAAAAAATTTAAAAATAAAGAGCCTTAGAAAAGCTCTTTATTTTTTAGTATCTTCATTTGTATCATCTTGTTTTAGCTGTTTAAATAGTTTTTTTATAGGAAAAGGCACTATTAATCCCATTTCTTTGAGATTTTCTACTATACTTATTCCTTCTGTTCCTACTACACTACAAATCATCATAATTTTGAAAGAAATAGGAAACCCAAGAATAGTTATAGGAACATTTAAGTTATTCGCTATTATTAACCTATCTAGTGCAGCTCCAACGACCACTGCAAATATGTATCCAGTTTTTTTTATTAAGCCCTTATAGCCTGTTTTAGAGGACAATTTCTTTTTAAGTAAACTCCTTAAATAACCTGTAATATAATCACAAGCCATAAATATAAACATTACTTCCATAGATATGCTCCAACCACCTATGAAATAACTTAAATAGCTTCCTATAATTATAAAAAACTTTATGATTCCCTTTTCTTTCTCCATTTTCCTCACCTATAATTTTAATTTTTCTTTCATTTCTTTATTATATTTAATGGCTTCTTTTGTATGGTCTATAACAGCTTGTTCAGTATAACCTTCATTTTTAATTTTTCTTTTCCATGAAGGTTCCCCAAACATCCTTACAGCACGATACATTGAAACTCTTTTATAAGCTGATACTCCATGCTCTTTCATAATAAAAATAAATATTTTATCTGCCCAATAACGATTTATAAAAGTATCATTTAATTCAGAGTACAAGTAATCATGAATGATTGCAGCCCTAGTATACTTGCCAAAAGGTGGAAAAAATATCCATAAAATTCTAGGGACACTTGCCAAATCAGTAATAAAACCCTTTGGTACTGTTATAACAAAACCATTTATTTCATACTTATACTCTTCTTTTAAAATCCACTTATTATCTCCTACTGGTTCAGTTAGTAGTGGACTTAATTCCATTTTTTCCTCCTATTTTATTTTTTGGATTCTTTTAGCTTTTTAAAGAAAGGTTGTAGTTCTTGTACAGCATCTTCAATAGTTTTTTCATTGATAAAAATACGAAGTTTAGCAGGTAACTTTGAAACAAATTCTTGGACTGCTTGTTTTTTTAAAGTACCCAATCCTTTTCCTTCAAAACTAACCTCAGCTGCTACTACTTCTTTTATAACAGCTTCTTTTCCACTGTATCTCCATTTTAATATAAAATATACTACCCCTGCTACCAATGTTTCCAATACTTTCCATAATAGTTGTTTATCCATTTTTATTCCTCCTATTTTTTGATTTTTTTTAACTCTTCATCAGTTAGTAACTCAAAATGAGGCCCATCATAACTTCCTCTTTGAACTTCATCTTTTGTACTTCCATTTAAGTTCCAATCTGCTCCACGCCTTGCTTTTATTCCGAGTTCTTTTGCACATTCTAAAAGAACTTCTCCAATTTTATTAAATTTTTCTGTATCATTCCAATCTTCTTGTTTAAATGGATATGGAATAAAATCAAATGCTCTACTGGGTGTTTCACAATGCTTACTATTCATTATTTTTGAAAAACCTTGTTTAACTTTTTTTCTCTGTTCTTCTACTGTTCGATGTCCTTCAATTATTGTAAAATCAATTCTTTGTATAGCAAGATTTGCTATTTTTACTAAATTTGGATGACATCCTGCAAGATTGTCTAAACTTCTTTTACTAAACTTCCCCATTTTTCCTCCTTTTATTTCCACTCTATTTTCTCAATTTCTTCTGCTGATTTAGCAGTAGATAATTTTATAGATAACTCACCAAATTTATCAAATATTTTATCTTTTCTTTTTATAAACTCTGTTAGAACATTCATTATTTGAGCATATGTAAAAGTTTTTATACTATTATCTGCAAGTATCCAGTTTCTTGTATCTGTTTCTGTAACTTCTCCTGTACCTAAGATATAATCAACTTCCCAAAAATTATCTAAATCATCTTTTCTAACTTGAAAAGTATCTCCATTTACTGTAATATTTTCATAAAGTTTTTGTATTCTAATACTTTTCAATTCTTCTCTTTTAGTATTTTTTACCTCTTCCAAATTTACAACCCACTCACTATTCTGCCATTTATGATATTTTGAAGGTTTTTCAATTTTTAGAAGTTTTTTATTTTTTATAACTTCTCCTTCCTCTAATGTTACCTCTATCCCAGCTTTAATTTTTTCTTCTCTTTTCATTTCTCTAAGACCGTTTTCATCTTGAATAGGATATTGAAATTCTTCTTCTGTTATTATCATATTTTCTCTATATTCTGGGTAGTAATTTAAAGGATTATTTTTTACATCATCTAAACTATTGGCATATACTGAATATACTTTTTTTATATCTTTATAGAAATTTATTGTTTTCATTTTTATTCCTCCTTTCATTTTATTTAGGATACTTATTTCATCATAAGTGAATCTGTATAGATTGGAAAATCTAAACACAAAAGCAAATGGGGATATTGCATCTATAACTTCTTTTAGATTAGGTTTTAATACAAGTAATGTTTTAAATACATCAAAAATCAAAGATAAAAAAATCGTTTATGTAACTGTAAGAAGTGATAATATGCACATTCCAACTCAACTTCCAAAAAATATAAGTAGAGCTATGCTTGTACATGGAACTAGTGCAAAAACTGCTATTCTATCAATAGAAGATACAGGATTTTGGCTATATGGCGACATAACTGGAATAACTGGAATTTTTCTTTCAGAATATATATATTCTTAGATTAAACTTGTACTACTTATAAAAAGCCAATATCGTAGCATAAGAAGTAAAACCATAATTTTTGATTTTTCTAATTATGCATTTGTTTGGATGAGAAACTTGTAAGTCCCAGTATTCGTAAATATTCGTTTTTTCTTGCTTTATGTAGTTATACAAAAATCCAGTTACAAATACAGTAGTATTTGGAATTCCATCTACATTTATAGAATCACCAATTAAAATATTTGTATTTAAAGTAACAGTTATAACTTTAATTTTAAGAGCATTATTGTTATCAAAAGTAATTAGATTTTCCATTCTTGTTGGAAAATTTATTCACAAAATATGGAAATTTTTCAACAGATAATAATAAACTTAGTGGTAATATTTCATTAATTTTTAAAAGTAATGCTAATGATGTTTTAAATCAAAAATTTTCTGTGACTGAAAATGGCTTATATTTAATTTCAGCAACACAAAGAGTCACAAATACTGTTGACACATCTGAAACTGTTAAAATATTAAAAAATTCTGAATTACTTACCAGACACGATTTTAATATACCAATTGTTAATAGTAGAAGAGAAACTAATGTAACATTATCTACAATTGTATATTTGACAGCAAGTGATATAGTTCTCATTACAAGAAGTAACTGCGATTATATTTGTAGACAAAGAGATTTATTAATCTTTAAATTAATCTAATATATAGAAAGTATCTAAGTACATACTTTCAACTACTTGTATTGGGGATAAAATATACAAATTTCTAGTATTTTCATCGTATCTAGTTCTTGCTGTTTGACCATTAGGATAAGATACTAATACCTTCAAATTAAAACTTTTAGGCTTAAATTCTTTAGGAAAAGTGAATAGTAAAGATCCGTTTGTTAGAGTTTTTGATACTCCAGAAGGTATATCTAGAAATACATGTCCAATGTTACCTATTTTTTCAAACTGTAAATCTGTATATCTAGTTCCAGTGGTTTTATTTACAGATTCATATTTGTATAGATTTTCCAATCTCTCAAGAATTGAATGACTGTCCATAGCTATATAATTATTAATATTTGCTGAAATATCTGAATTATTATTCTTGCATAAATATAATTTCTTTGTATTTTTATCAAAGTAGGTCTTTCCGACTTCTTTTAATCCTATTTCATTTAATATTCCACCATAATCTTTTCCCATCATTTGAGTAAATTTATTTCCTTCTAGTGCTGTATTTTCTTGAGTTCCATACTTAACAATTCCATACTGTTCAGCTGAAGCATAGTCTGTTTTATTTACTTTTTTATTCATTCCTTCATTAAACTCTTGAAGTGATACGTAACTATGTAAGTCAATTTTGGCATCAACTTTTGAACCACTTGTTATATTGAAATAAATTACTATTATAAAAGAATGTGGACTATCTTTCATTAATGGAATATAATCATATTTATCTCCAGCATTAGCATAAGCATAAAGAATTTCTTCACCTTCATTTCCTTGTGCATAAAGTCCAATTTCTCTGAAGATTTTATCTTCTCTTAGCTCAGCATTAGAAAATTGAAGTTCTATAGCTACTATATTTTTTTCATCTCCCTGTATCTTACAACTAGTTACATTAGCTGTCCCCCATACTTCTTTTACATCTGTTAAGAATCTAATCTCATCATTTGAAGTTATTGAACCACTTCCTAACTTTGCTTTTGTAAAAGTTAGAGTTTCGGATAAATTTCCATTTATCTTAGCTTGAAGTTGTTCACCTTTTTTTGTTAGCTTTAAGCCTTCAAAATAACTCATTATTTAGTTCCTCCTATCTTGATTATTTTAGTAAATCCTATCCCTTGAGCAGTATTTAACTTTGAATTTATTCTCATTGTTTGATCTAGTTTAAACTCAGCTTTTATCTCTATTTTTTTTATATTCTCAACTATTGATGAATAGTATTGATTACTTTTATTGTTGATAATTTCAAGCTCCCAATACATTCTTGCTCCAACTTCACAAACTTTGTTTAAATCAGGCATTTTGTTAATAACCTCTAAATCATCAACCATATTTATTTTAAGTAGCTGACTAGCTACTTCTTGTAATGGTCTTGTCTTCAATTTTGTAACTTCTTTATTAGTAAGTTCTCTTGTTAATGTAAGTAAAAACTCTGTATTAGGTAATCCATCAAGTGCCATTTTTTTAATAATCAATGCTTGTCTATAAGTCTCATCATCTCGACCACTTCTCTTTTCATCATATCTTTCACCCATAAAATCTAAGAATATCCCTGAACATTTTAATAATGATATTTGATTTTTTAAATTTTCTATTAAGCTATCTATATATTCAATAACAGGCTTCAAAGTTTTATAAAATTTTATTGTATTTTCTTTTTGAAAATACAAAGGTAAACCCTTTATAACTTCATCAATCATGATATTCTCCCAGCACTTTTTGGTATTTCATTAAAGTTTAATTGAATTGAATTACTCCAAATAAGAGTATTTTTTTTTCTAAACTTTAAGTCAAAATCTGTATATTTATAGTTTTTATTATAAAGATACTCATATAAGAATGTCCCATTTGATAGTAAAGCTCCTATTCCAGCTTCATTAATATAGTCATCAATTAAATTTTTTATTTTTAATTCATCAGCACTTTTTATATCTAATTTATACTCAATATCTGCTTGAGCAGGTCTATCAAATCTTATAGTTTCAAAATGATTAGGCACAGATGTTGGAACATTTACGACAACATTTCCTTTAGTATCTGGAGTATGAATGTGCATATAAATAGCATGTGCTATTTCTTCCTTTATTCCTCCATCTACTACTATCCAAATGCTTTTTGGAGAAAGTCCAAAGCTGTCTATATTCATTGTATTGTTTCTTATCCCATTAGCACTTTTTACTCCTGGTAATTTTCTTATAGCATTTAAAATAGGTAATAAACTCCATTCACCTTTGCTATTACCAGCTAAATATCTTTTTAAATACTCATAATCAGTTTCAGAAGAAAGCCCACCTTCTCCAATTTCAACATTTTGTACATCAACTATTGATGCTGGAGCTTTTATAACTTTTTCAATTTTATTAATTTGGATGTTTCCTTCCTCTCCCTCGAATAGACTTTGAAATAGTATTGTTTTAGTCTTTGAAGAGTCTACTTCAAATCTTTCTATATTTTCATATTTCACTCCATTTTCAGCTTGTATGATAATGTCTCCTTGTAACACATCTACAAAATTAGTTGCTGTAACTTTACAATGTACTTGAGCTTTTGTTCCAAATCTTCTAGGAAAAAAATATAACAAATTGTCTAATTCCTCATTTTGTGCATTGTATATATTTAAACCCCTTGCTATTGAAATTGCTTTATCTTCCAAATAAGAACAAAGATATATGAAAGGTGCTACTAATTTATAGTAATCTCCAGTTGGTTCAACATTGAAATCACTTCCAAAATTTTCTTTTTTTTGTGCTTCTTTTTGTGCTAATTCCATAAGTCCTTGAAAGCCTTTTGTTTCAAATTTATCCACTGATTATCACCTCTTTCTCTATATTATTATGTTTCTTATGTGTTATATATATTTTTGCCTTTAAAGTTCTTTCTGCTTCAGAAATTATTTGATAACTAACTGTTTCTATTTCAGCCCTATACCATTCTTGTAACTTTCTACAAATATGTTCAAGTTTATATTCAGCTACATCCTGTTCATTTATTATTCTTATATCAAGCCCTAAATTTTCATCATAAAAGCACTCAATTGAATATATTTTTAAAGAATTTACTACTCTCTGCCAGAACTCATTTATTCCTGAAATAGTTGAAAATTTAATATCTCCATCATCCATTTTTATAGCTTCCATTATGCTACTCCTCCACTTATTTCAGTTCCTTTTGCTACTCCTGAATGTTTATGTTTTTTCAAACTCTTATCTCCAGCAGTAACATCTTCAGATGCTGCAACAGAACCTTTTGTAGATATGTTCCCAGTTTGTGTTGTATTTCCTTTCTGAGTAGTATTTCCATTTATCTCAACATTACCTTCTTGCTTAGAATCTCCTTTCAAATCAATGTTCCCTTCTTCTAATCTATCTCCAATAATTCTAATATCAGAAGGAAATTCCAAACTTTCTGTAGCATTTGGAATTGTGAAAGGTAAAATAAAACCATTATTTAAGTTATTCCTTCTATTCGAATCCATAACATCATGGGATCCTTGACTTATATATGAAGAAATATCAAAGGTTAAAACAAAATATGGCATTATATCCCCTTCTTTAATATTCCAATCAATATGATCTTTATTATCTCCAAATAATGCCACTGGAACATTACGAAGTACGGGTAGAGCAACCCCATTTGGACTAAACAAAGGCTCAGCATCTACAAATCTACCCTTTCTTATTTTTTGTATTTTTACCAGAATTATCCTTATGTTTTCCATCATCTTTCATCACTTTAACTCCTAATTTCATATTCCAGCTATCACTTAGCGTAATGTTTACCTCTTCCACTTGCATAAATCCACTTACATCATCACTTTCAATGTATACAACATCACCTTTTTTTATATAGTGGATTGGAAAACATTCGATTGTATAGTCATATTTATTACTCTCTTTTATAGTTTTCTTTTTTTGCTCATTTTCCCATTTATCATCTTTTTTACTCTTTGCTTTTTTATTATCAGATTTTTTATTTACTTTCACTTCTTTTTCTTGCTGTTCAACAGCTTCAGGATTATGAATCAACCCACTTCCAAAGCTTAAATAAATCGCTTGATCTTTTTGTTTATCTGTATAGATATAAAGATCATCACCTTTTAAAGTCATTTTACTCTCTGAGTCTTGAACTAATTCTCTTAATTCTTGAAATCCTTGACTATAGCAAGTAAAACCATTAGTGTAAATTTTATCTTTATTAAGTTCCATAGAAATAAGATTTATTCCCATTTCTTTAGTAACTTCTTTTATTGCTTCAGATATCCTAGTATTCCCATCTAAACTAATTGAAACTATCTTACTACTATTTTTAGTTCTCTCTGAACAAGTCAACTCTTGAATAAATGAAGAGCTTTCTTTTATTCTTTTCTTTTTTATAACTTCATATTTTGAATAATAGCCAATATCTTCAGCATAACCAAACCAAAGTTCTATCTCACTTCCTATTTCTATATCTTGACTTAAATTATATATTTTGAATGTTCCTACTCCTACTTTTCCTTCTTCTCCTGTTTTTACATCAACATCAAATTTTAAACCATCATTATTATGATCATCTAGTTTTACACCATTTATAATAAGATAAGAATTTCGTGGAAAAATAGGTCTATTTGCTATAAAATCCATTAGTCCTCCACTAAAAGTTCAATTTTATCAATATTTTCATAATCAATTTTTACAGCTTTTCTATCTAAAGTATTAGGAATGATATATTTTTGAGGATATTTTTTATTAAAGTTTCCTTTTTCATCAACTAATTTATTAAACCAAAGTGGGATCCCAAATAGAATTGGTTCATTTGGATATATTAAATTATCATCAATATCATAAAGTGTTACATATACTCTTCTATCATAAGAATTATATGTAAATTCAAATTGAAAGGTTGCCCCTGCAATAGTTACATCAGTTATATATGGAATAGATTCTTTCATTATATTTATTTTCATTTCTATACTCCTATTATCTATGGCAGTTTTATATGCTCACTTTGTAAATCTCCTTCCCAATCCTTTACTCCTGAGCTTTTATTTTTAGTAACAGCTTGAGCAGCACCTTTTGTATTCTTTTTACCTTTTGTTGCTGTTTTTATCTTTGTTTTATTTCTAACACTTGCTTTAGCTTTTGGGCTAGGTGAAGGAATCATAGAAACATGAGCAATCTTTACTTCTACCAATGAAATAGTAAATTCTGTATAATATAATGAAGTTATAGTATTTTCTATATTTGTTATAGCCATATTCTTATATAACTTAATCATATACAAGTCCACAAGTTCTCTTTTATTTCTAAGTTCAAGAACTTTTTCAAAAATTTTTTTGTGATTAGAACCTACAATTTGAACTTTAAATGATAACTCTAACGGATTTTGTGTTATGTTATCAGCTATTTGAGTTCCATCATCAATTGGAATTGTTGGAACATCATTAGAATAGCTTTCAGATATTCCAGAAACTAATTGAAGTTTTATATTTCCCAATAAAATTGGTGGAGTTTTTCTTAGATAATTATCAATTTGATTAGATATTGAATTTACATTATTTAGAAAACTGCTTACTTTACTCATAATATTTGTTATTGAAAACATCTATATTTCCCCTTTAGCTATGTCATTTTGTAACATCAAATCCTCTAATTTTTCTACTATCATTTCTCCAATTCTATTCCAATCCATTTCTTTTGTTCCAGACATATTTACAGTAAGATTTAATATGATTTTTTTATCAGACTTATTAGAATTTTTTGTATTTGCTGAATTACTTGTATTAGAAAACTCATTACTTTCAGTACTTGAATATGCATTATTTTCTTCAGCCGTTAGAACTCTTTCACCTCTGTGAAGCTCAGCGATATAGCCATCAAAAGGGACATAGTCAAGTCCTGTTTTATGAGTCCCATCTATCATAGGGCTATTTGTATTTTTTTTCTCACTATCACTAAAAAACCAAGATATTCCTGGTAATGATTTTATTTTTTCACCTAAACCCGAGAAAAAACCTTTGATGTTTTCCCAAATTTTAGCAACATAATCTAAAATAAAATCAAAAGCTGATGCTGCAGTTGACTTCATTGTCTCCCACACTTCTTTTAATTTATCTATTAAGTTAAAAAATACATCAACTACTTTATCTTTTAGTCCTATAAAAAAATTACCTATATCAATTATTTTGTTATATAAATAACTTCCTAATTCAGCAAATTTTGCTTTTATAAGATCCCAGTTTTCTATTATCAGTTTTCCAACAGTAATAATTAAGCCAAAAGGAGTAAACAGCATAAACATCTTTTTTCCAACATCCCATAATGCCTTACCAAAAGCTTTTATTTTCTCCCATATTTTTATAAAAAAATCTTTTATTTTTACTCCAAAAGCTTTTATACTTCCCCACAGTGTAGCTAATTTTGCTTTTATTAAATCCCAGTTTCTATATAATAAAACTCCTATTGTTATTGCAGCTCCTATCGCTAACATATATGGATTCATTGTAAAACTCATTGCATTTTTCAATGCACCTATTCCTTTGACGACTTCATGTATAACTAACATACCAGTGAAAGCACTTGCTAAAGGAATTAATACTTCTTTCCACTTGACAATAAAATCTATTACTTTTCCACCAACATTTATTATTTCTCCAAAAATATTGGATAGATTTTCTGCCCATCTAGTAAAAGTTCCATCTTCTTGAAGCCTTACTAAAGTATTAGCAAATGGAATAATAACTTTATCTCTAAGAATTTGAAATGGAGAGTTTTCAACTATATCACCAAATTCATTAACTCCTGCAAGAGTTGAAAGTGCTGATTTAGTTGCTCCTGATATAGTTGATAATCCTCCCTTAAATGTTTTAGCTTGCTTTTCCATTGCTCCACCAAAACGAGAGTCCATCATTTCAAACAAAGTCTTATTAAATAATTCTAAGTCATTAATTTGCCCTTTATTATTGAAAATTTCTAAGCCTTTGCTTTTACCAAATTCAGCAATCATATTCTTAGTAATTCCAAATTCTTTTAATCTTTCAAGTTCTCCAGTTCTTGCATCAGCAATAGCTTCAATCGCTTGATCAAAACTTTTCCCCATTCCTGAAGCCATGTCCCCAATCATTTCTAAATATGTTTTATTAGTAGTCTTTAAAATTCTATCCCCTTCAATTCCATAAGATTGAAGTTTTGTCATTCCTCCGACCACCTCTTCTGTTTCAAATGGAGTTTTATTAGCAAATCTACTAGCCCATGCTAGTTTTCTTCTTGCCATATCAGAATCTTTCAATACAGTTTCAAGTGTATTTCTATACTGTTCAATATTTCCAGCACCATCAATAGCGGTTTTTATTGTAAAACCTGCTGCTAATGCTGTAGCTATTCTTTTTAAGACACTTAGAAGTGTACTTGCTTTTTCTTTACTTTTTTGAAATTGTTGCTGGGCATAGTTCCCAAAATTTCCTAAACTTCTCCGAAGTGAAATAAAACCATTTCTTATTTTCCCAATAGCAGGAAAGTTAGCTGTTATTTTAGCTTTCAAGGCATTAAAAGTTGTACTAATCTTATTTTTAAAAGCAACTAAACTTTGTTTTACTGAACCAATAGTGCTTTTTAGATTCTCAAATGTTGAACTGACACTATTTTTAAAATTTGACATATTATTCTTTAAATTTCCAATTTGAGAACTAATTTGATTTAAAGTAACTTGTCCATTACCTACAACTTTAAAAACCAATGATAACTGTTCTAACATTGCTAACCCTCCTTTCTAATTTTTATTTTTTCTTTTTGCATAATCAGCCCAAGCTAATTGTAAAAGCATATATTCTTCGTAACATAGATCTTCAACAGGCTTTTTATAGTATGGAATCTTAGATTCAAAACAAACATCAAATCTTCCTTGCTTAATTTTCCTTATTTTCTCCAAAGTTTTTAATGAATAAAAAGGGAGTTTGTTGAAATTCAGTTATAATCACTGTAATAGTTTCTAAAGCTCCTTGATCCATATTAAAAAATTCTATGTCTCTAGCTTCCATAGGCTGAGCTATAAAAGAATTCAATAATTTCTTACCTATTGCTAATTCATCTTTTTCAGATGAAAGCTTAAAAAATGTATCTGTTGAAACTCTTTCAATTCTAAAAGGTCTCTCTATTGTCTTAAAATCTTTTCCTGTCATCATCAAATTAAATTCTAAAACTCCTAAACCCTCAGCTTTAAAAGTTATATTTGATATATTCTTATCCTCTATTTTTTTTAGAAATTCTTTATTTTTTAATTCTTGTTGCTCTGTTTTATTTATTTTATTTTCCATTAGTTTATTGCCTCCTTAACACCTACACATACAAGTTTAAATTCTCTTGAATCAGATTCTCCATCATTTGCCAATTCACTTTTATTTACTCCAATTTCTTTTATTGTTACGCCTCTACTATATTTAGAAATTGAACTATCTTTAAAATATCCTGAACCAGTTATTCTGTTCTCTGAAGCATCTAAAAGTATTTTTTCATCTTCAGTTCCACTTGCAACAGTAATAGTTATTTCAAGATTTGGATCTGGACTATATAATATTCTTCTCTCTCCATAAATACTTTTATCAGATGACTTATATTGGTCTTCAGGAGCCCCAACACTCAGACTTCTAAAATTTTTAAAAGTATAACCATTAAAAATAAAAATTTTTTTACTTAAATCAACCATCATTCCTTACCTCCAATATCCTTATTAGTTTTCATTAATGTTAAATCAATGAAATAAGCCCAGTTTCTAAGTCTAAAAAGTACTTTCGGTCTTATAAGTCTAAGCCCTCTTTCTGTTGCTGTCTGAGTTACAGGAAAAACTGTATATTGATATTTTCCATTCAATTTAGCAAGTAAATTATTAGCTCCCATTTCTTCCATAACATTGTTTAATGTTTCTTCTAAAAAGGCATAACCTTCCTCATCTTGTGGGAATCCTTTTTTAATCATTGCTTTTTCTAAATTTTCATTTAGATTTACAATGATACAATCAATAGCAGTTGTGTCATCTAAATAAGTTCCATCTGTTGTTTTTCCACCATTGGCTGTTATATAGCCTTCTGATGTTCTTTTTTCTACAAATGTAATATTATTCTTTGTAAGTTCAGGTTTCTTAGCTAATTCAGTGTCAGCTGTTACTCCTTGTAGTTCTATCATTGAGCTTCTGTATCCTGCTCCTTTTGTTACAACTACCCCAGCATAAGCGGCTGCTTTATATTCTTTATCAGCTTCATCCATTTTTAAATTCCAAATAGGTGCAATTCTATCAGACTTTAATGTATCTGCTAATGGATAAGCTTTGACTTCTGTTATATAAATTCTTCTATTTTCAGTTAAAAAAGAGCTTACAGCTTTCATTGTTTCAACAGTATCGAATGTTGTTAAAAGTGCATACCATTCCTTGTCTAAATTTTCATTTAAAACTTCTTTTAATTTATCCTCAATTTTTTCTTGCCCACTTGCAGTAATCCCAACTATTCCAAAAAAGTCAGGTTTTAATATATTTCCATCTCCATCTCTTTGTCCTAGGAACTTCTCCACTAATTTATATACTTTTGAATTATTTCCAAAACTATCAGCAACATCTTTAGAATTCATATAGTATTTAAAATCTACATTCTTATCATTTGTAACTATAAGAGTTTTATTTAATGAAGCAATTGTCAAATTCAATTCTTGTTCTAATACTACTTTTATCGGTTCTCTATATACTCCCATTATTCTTTCCTCCTTGCTATTTGGCTTTTATTTTTATTATTTACCAATAATTCTATTTCTTTTATTAATTCAAGTTCTCTTTCTTTTGTTACTTTCATATATTCAAAAACTATATCAAAAGTACAACGATACTCATACTCTGAATTAATTAATTCATTTAATGATTTTATTTCACTACTTTTTACTACTCCAGCATCTAATCTATTTATCTCTCTTCTTGCATTGAAAAGGATTAATTCTCTCAGTTCGATTGCATTTTCTAATGTTTCTTCTTGAGTTTCAGAATATATGTCAAATTGAAGTCTTGCCATTATTCTATACTCAGTTGTTTCAAGATATTTTTCATCTTGTTTTATATATTCTCTCTCTGTATATCCTCTAAAATCAGCACTATTTATATTTAACACTTGGTAAGTAGTATAGGGCTTTTCAGGAGGTTTTGTAGCAGTAAAAGCTGGTATAATTTGAATGTTACTCATCTTATTGAGTAGTTCAATTATAATTTTAATCATCTTTTGTACTCCTCTTTAAAATATAGCTTTTTATATCAGCTAGATAATCAAAGTCAGTTATTTCAATTATCTTAAATTTTTCATCTTTTAAAATAGCAATATCCCCTTCTTTTAGTTTTTCTTTTGTAAATAATTCCATATCTTTTAAAGTAATTTCACCTTGAGGATAGTATTTTAATGTATCCGATGAAACAGGCATATATACACCTTTTATAATCTTTTCTTTCTCTTCATTAGCTATATATTTCCCTTTTTCCCATCTTCCTTCAACTCTTGAAATAATTTTTATATTTGTTTTCTGCTTGCTTAATAAAATAACATTATCCATTTTATACATCCTTAAAATCTGACAAATATTCTATAGTTCCATTTTCATTTACTATTTGATACCGAATTGATTTTATTAAAAATCTGTTGTCTATAAGTGGTTTGGTATTATTAGCCTGTCCATTTTTAGTTTTTATTTTTAAAGTTTTTGGATTATTTGGAGTTGCCCAAGTCTGAGCTGTAGCAATACTTTGAATTACTAAACCTCTTATAGTTTCCCCTACTCTCATAAGTGCAGGTTTGCCTTTTATACTTCCTTTTGCAACATCAGCAACAGCTATTTTTATTAAGTTGCCTATATATTCTTTATTACTATCCAAAGCATTTCTCATGAATGGACGAGCAGGTATGCTAGAAGTCCCAAACTCATTATATATTGCATATTCAAGTATACTTGTTTTTCCATCTTCTCCTGTTAAGCTTTTATCAATAGCTAATATTCCAATTTCTACAGTATGTTTACTTAAATATCCCATTTCTTGGCAAATTTCTACAATTGTCATATTTCTATAACTCCAAATAAGTCCTTAACTCCTCGTATGAAATTATCTGATTGTTCTATCTTATTAAGAAAAGTATAGTTTATTCCTCTTATTCCATAACTCTTTAACCCCTCAGCATTTGAAAGTTCTTCTTTTATAGTTGAACAAATGAACATTAAAAGATTTTCAGTTAGTTCTTCATACCCAGCAATGTATTCAATTTCTACATAAGAATCTACTGTAATAATTTCATCAAATATTACTTTCCTATTTACAAAACTGAAAGGGAGTTTTTTACATCCTTTTTTAGCGTTCAATACCCTTTCAATTCTTTTTCTAGGTAAGAATACATAGTTTTTATTAAGTCCACTAACTAAACTCGTTATTTGCCCTTTTAGGAGTTCATAGCCTAATATTCCCTCTATCTTTTTTATTACTGCATTAATATAAAAATTTAAAAGCTTTTCATCCTCAATATTAGTGAGTATTTTAGCAATTTCTAAATCATATTTAATTCCCATGCTATCCCCTTGCTAGCATTGTAAGAGGGAATAATCCCTCTTAAATTATGCTTTTTTCTTCAATTTTAAAATATTCTCAGGTAATTGAACTCCCAAGCCCACACCTTTTTCCATGTAATATTTTGTATATCCTTTAGAAGTTACTTTATCTTCTAATCTCATTGTCATAGCATTGTTTTGGATTCCCATTACTGCTGTGCTTAAATCTGCAAATACTCCAACTATTTCATTGGCTGTTGCTGTAGTAATTCCTTTTAATCCTGCATTTTTTGAAGTAATTAAAACAACTGGTCTAGTCATTAAAGTTCTTGCATTTCCATTGTTTAAGTCAGTAATATAGAAATCTTTTTGTTTATTTTTTAATTTAGCTATTCCTGCCCAAGTTTCAGAAGTCATGTACCACTTTGCATTTCTTGCAACTTCCTCATCTAGTGCATAGTAAGCACTTATTAATGAATCAACAAATGTTGTGTCATCAGTTGTATCTATTTCAATTTCTTGTGTTACTTTGCTATCTTTTAAAATTCCAGTAGGCATATTTGTCCCTGTTCCATTAAATAATGCATCTGCTAATCTTAAAGATAAAGCATATTCAACTCTTTTTATTAAGAAATTAGCATATCCTACAAAGTTGGTAGCAAGTAATTTATTAGTTACTTTTGGCATTGCATACAATGAATGTAATGCTATAACTACATGGTCAATTTGAGATACAGAAGTTTCTTCTCTGTCTGCTTCCTCTCCTATCCAACCAGTTTCTGGTAAACCTGCAACTTCTCTTGGAATTGTTAAACTTCCATCTGTTATTGGAATAAACTTTATATCTCCAAGTGCTGAATTTTGCTCAACTAATCTTTCAAGTATTGTATTTACATACTGTGTTTTAATAGCTTTTGATGTATTAGTTGTATTAGCAGGATCTGCTGAAAAATTTAATTCAGTTGTTGAATTAAAAACAGTTTCTGTTGCTTTTCCATTTTTTTCAACTTCTTGAATCATTGCACTAAATTGTTCAGCAACTGTAACTTCTGCTGGAGTAGCTTTAAAGTCTGCTTTTAATCCTTTAATAACTTCATTAAACTCAGTCATTTGCTTTTCAATTTCAGCTTTAAATTCTCCATTTAATTCAGTTTTAATTTCTTCAAACTTTGAATTAATTTCATTGAATTTAGCAGGTAAATTTTTGATTTCTTCTGGTGTTCCAGCTTCTAATAACTCAGTTTTAAAATTTGCTAATAATTCAGCCATTAATAATTTTAATTGTTCCTTATCCATTTGTCCTATTCCTCCATTTTCTCTATTAAATACTCTTGTTACTTTACTTCCTTTTACAGCACCTTTGGGTGTTAAACTCCCCTCATGAGCTTCAAACTTATTTATATCTATGTAATACTTACCATTTTCACTATATTCTTTATAATCTACAATGTTTCCACCCACTGACATTTCAAAAGGTAGCTTCATTTCTTTCATAAGCGAATACAACTTTACAGCTTCAAGATTTATATAATTACCATTATCATCTTTTGATAAATGAAACTCTCCCACAACTTCAAATCCCTTCTCTGTTTCTTCTCCTACTAATTTTCCAACTGGTAATAATTCACCATAATGATTGTATAAAAGGAGTAAAGTCTTTCCATTATTTCCTTGCATACTTCCCTTTTTAAATCTATAAATACCCTTTGCAAGACTGTCATTTTGCATATTTACAAGTATTCCTGTGAATCTTCCTGGTGTTCCTTCTTCTTCCTTAAACTTTTCAATTTCACAAGTAAAATTTAATGTTTCATCAGAAAAATTGACCTTTCTTTTTATTTTTTTCTTTGACATGCCTACTCCTTTTATCTAAAAATAATTAAACAACTACATCTAACAACCTCAGAAACTGGCAAACTGTCCTGGTGTGGATAGTCAGCTTCTACACCATCTTTTAACTTCCATTTATAGTCTATATCCACCCATTTATTACTTATAGCTTTATGGTGTGGTCTGTATGTCTTTTTCCCACCAACATGTATCCAGCATTTTTCTTTCATCACATTCTTAGCAGTTTCATAACTTGTTGTATTAATGCTCTTACTTGTTTCAGTTCTTGCTATTGTGCTAGCTCTTTGTTCTGTCATTCCATTAATATTTTTTACTAGTTCTTTTACCATGTCATTATATGACAAGCCTTCTTCTTGTCCTGTTGTAATTATCTTATTTAAAATATTTTTTGTTGTTGCTGTCATCTTAGTTGCTTGTTTTCCAGCATTTTTTGTATTCCAATTTTTTAAAAAATAATCTCTAACCCCTTTTATAGTTTTAGGTTTTATTACTTTTTTATAGATGTTTTGAAAGCCCTTAAAAGTCTCCTCGAATGTATATAGATAAATTACTTCAAGTCCACTTTTAAACTTTTTCAAAAGCCATTCATAATCAATATTTATTATCATTTTTACATCATAAGATTTTGAATTATCTGCAATTACTTTATCTCTTAGTTCAATGAATATTTTTTCTATAATTTTCTTATTCCTTGTACTGAGTCTTCTTTCTAGTGCTTTAATTGCTTTTATTTTTTGAACTTCCCTTTTCATACATCTTCTTCTTTTTCTCCTTCAGTTGTAGCTGGTTCAGTAATTTCTTCCAATGTCATATCTCCTCCACCAACAAGTAAGACATCCCCACCTTTTAATTGTTCCAAGCTTAAATCTGTAAGTGATGATATAATTCTTCTATATTCATTTATTGTTACCCTATTTTTTAAAGGTTCTAATTTTTGAATAATATCTCCTATATCATCTTTCAGTTCATCAGCACCAGAAAGATCATAGTCTATATATTCTCCATTTTTCAGATAGTCAGCTAATAAATAATTAAGCCAATTCTTTAAATTGTTAAAAAACGGAATTACTGCTTCTCTATATAATTCTTTCTTTGCCTGTTTCCTATTTTGATAAGTAGAATCTCCTCCACCAACTAATTCAACTGGGACATCAGCAGCAATGGCAGCTCTTTCATGTGCTTTCTGTTCTGCTGTACTCCAGTCAGCATCTATTGGTGCTTTTGAAGTGTCTTGGTACTTTAATCCAGAACCAAGTACCAAAGGACTTCCAGCATTCTCAGCTCCTGCATAATGTGCTGAATATTTGCTTCTTATTTCTTCTCTATCCTCTTTATCTACTGCACCTTCTGTCTGAAGGATTCCTCCTGGCTTTCCTAAATTATTTGCCAAACTCCAGTTCCATTTCCAAGCCTTGAATAAATAAGCTCCAAATATTGCTAAAGCACTATGTTTACTTTTTCCTTCTCCTATCCCACTTCCACTAACTCCATCAATTATGTTGTCATAATTTGGAGAACTAAGCCACATATAGTTCTTTAATTCGTCACCAGTTATTGTTTTAGCTGGATTATGTATTCTTATTTCTCTTATCCTTCTACCTTCAAAATACACTATAAAATTATTTGGTGAGTGTATATATAAATCAGGAGCAAGTGAGGGCAACCCTTTTATAAGTTCTAATAAAACTCCATTATTTGAACCTTCTAACCAAACTATTAAATAATCTATAAAGTCCTGGAATGATGTATTTGGATTAATCATTCTAAAAATCTTATTTAAAACATGATTATCAACTTTTTTCTTACCATCTTCTTTTCCTGTATAGATGCCCATTTCTATGTTTTGACAAGCCTTTATTTTTTTCTTGATTGGTAACATAAAGCCTGGCTGTTCCCATATTGTTGACATATATTCAGAGGATTCAAAACTCTTCCCATCTCCAGTCATTACTGAACAATCTTTAAAAAACCAATTTCTAAAAATTTCTTTAATACTCATATACCCACTTCCCTTTTTTCATATCATTAGAAAATGCGTATCTTGTTGCATCTATACTATGATTATTTTTATCTTCCAAACGAGGTAAAGCATTTCCATCTCTATCAGTTGCATAATCTATCATTTCAAACTCCCGAGAAATATTGGGTGTTCTTTTTGGATCAATTACTATTGCCTCTAAATCAGCAAGCCATTTTTCTCCATACTCAACACTCCCAGCTCCTTTTTTAGCTCCTGTAGCACTGATATCATATTCTCTAAGTTCATCTATACTTTTTGGTTCAGCACTATCACATATAACTAATTCATCATAATTCTTTGATATGATAAAAGCAGCTAACTCTCTATTTTTAATTCCTACTCCAAAAAACTCATCAATAGCATAGATTATCCTCTTTTTCTTATCATATCCCCAACGAACAAATGCCATTGGATCAACTCCATACCCCCAGTCAACTCCATTTCTAAATCTATCAAGTCCTTTTATTTCTTCATTGCTAATAGTTCTAATTTCTAAATTATCAAAAGGAACTATTCCATTTCCAATAGGTTCTCCTAAGTATGTATGCTTGTATTTCATAGGATTATTTAACTTTACTGCTTCAGCTCTTTTTACAAAATCATCTGAAATAAATGGATTGTCTAGATAAGTTGAGTGATGTACAAATATTTCATCATCTTCTTTAAAAGTATATTCGTATTTCTTATTTACCCAATTATGCTTCATTTTTGGTGGGTTATATGAGAAAAAACCTTTATACCTTAAATTATCTTTTAACTTTCCTCTATATATTGAATCAAGTACCATTTCTACTTCATCTTCATTTTTAAATTCGGCTAATTCCTCAAACCAATATTCTGTAATTGGAAAACTTGAATCAACTATTGATTTACTTTTTTGTGGATCATCAACTCCCATAAATATAAATTTATTTCCTCTCTCTGTGTATCTGATTTCTAAAGGACTTAACTTATATTCAAAATAGTCTTCAACTCCTAATTGCTTAATGACCCATTTTATTTGCTCATAAACAGACTTCTTTAAAGTTTCACCAACTTTTCTAATACAAACTATATTTATAGGATTTCTAATTAAATCAAGTGTCAACATTAAAGCTATATTACTTGATTTAGCGGATCCTCTTCCGCCTTTACAAACTATTTTTGTGTACTTATTACTTTTCCAAGCTTTATAAACTTCATGAAATTTTGGTGTTAATACTTCTGATACTTGTTTAATTTTCCTTTTTTTCTTAGAGATTATCAACTATCAACACCCCTCTTTCTTCTTCATCAGCTTGTTGTTTCTCTTTTTTTTCTTTTTCTCTTCTTTTATCCATTTTTTCTAATACATTTGCGATTTTAATAAGTGAATCAGCAACCTTTGGGTCAACTAATGTTTCGGGATTTTCAATAATATTTAAAAGCATTTTCTTATGTGCTTCATCCAGAATTTCTCCCATATCATCAACTGATAATTCTTTCAGTTTTCTAGCCTCTTCAAATTCCTCTTTATGTTCTTTTATCCATCTGTAAACAGTGCCTTTACTCTTATTTAAAGCACTAGCTATTTCATCAATACTTTTATTATCTGCATACATTCTTTTAGCTTGTACGAGCTCTAACTTCATAAAGACACCTCCATTATTTTTTGTTTCTATAATGTTATAACTTTTTTCTTTTATAAGTGTTGTAATATTTACAATGTTTTTAAAAATTACAATAAAAAAGCACATCATTTTTTGATGTGCCTTTTAATAATTTTTAATTTTTCTTTAAATATTCAATTAATGCTTTTTCTATTACGTTTGTCAATTTTTCATTTGGATATCTTAATTCTATTTTTTTGAAAAGCTGAGGATCAATTCTAAAAGTTTTATTAAGTTTCTTTTTACTTGCATCTAACTTTTTTCTTCCAGCTCCTTCTCTTGCTCCACCAGATGCCATAATTAACTCCTTTTATTTTTTAACTTGATCCATCTAATTAAATTATAAATACATAATATCAATATAATTACAGCTAATAGTAAGTTTCTAAAGTAAAAATTTACTAATATAAGTATTGATACTATTATTGATAATGTTAAAATTGATATATTTTTCATTGATTTAATGAATAAAAATTGATATAATCTTTAAGCAGGGAGGGGTGTTATCCCTCAACTGCTTAGCTATTACTCTATGATTATCTTTATTAGCTCAATTACTACGACCAGCAGTTCGAGTATTAAGATTATCATTTGTAGTAGCTCTTTTTTTTCTATTCCTCCTTTCTTCTCAATTTTCTTCTTTTTATTCATCTTTTCACCTCCTTATGTATTTATTATAACATAACTTTTTGATTTTTGCAAGGCTTTTTTCAAAAAAATATAAATTTTTTTAGATTTTTTTTAGAATTTTTATTATTATTAAAATTAAGAAATTACCAGTATTTGATTGATTTTGAATTAATGAACTTTTAATAAAATTCTAATAAAAATTACCATTATTTTGAACATAAAAAAAAGAGTGTTTAAACTCTTTTAAAATAGACTATATTGTAAACCTTTTTTTATTTGGAGAGAACTTTTATATGAGCTTTCTTTTTCTAATAACTCTAAACTTTCCAAATCAATCTGCCATGTATATCTTTTTAAGTTTTTTATACATCTATACCCTAATGTCCCAGTTCTACAATAATTATATATTGTACCAATAGAAACATTTAGTCTATTTGATGCTTGAGCTACACTTATATATTTTTTTGACATTTTCTCTCCTCCTAAGTCTATTTATTATAATTATATTAACATATTTTAGCTTACTTGACAATAAAAAGGAGTTCATATAGAACTCCTTCATGAACTTAGATTAAAATACCTTTTTACTTATCTTTTTTTTCTAATATATTAGAATTAGATATGATTTTATCTACTTCTTTATGTTTAATGTTATAGACATCATTTTCTAGTTTATATATCTCAAGCTCTGTTTTTAAAAGGTCTCTATTAAGTTCGGTCTCTCTCATCCCATTTCTTCTTAGAGCGTAATTAAGTTCATGTTCTTGGCTTAAATTAATATGTGTATTCTCTTTATCCATCTTTACCACCTCCTTTCAGATCTTCTTCAATAAGTTTTGTTACATAATTTTTTAAAGTTATTCCTTCCTCTGCAATTTTAATTTTAATTTTTTTGTACAATTCTTCCTCTGTTTTAAAATTTATTGTTTTCTCACTCATACACCTCTCCTTTCACTTAAACAATATTACAACAAATGTTGTAATATTGTCAAGAGGTAATTTTATAAAAATAGAAAAGGACAGCTTAAACTGCCCTTTTTACCTCTTAAAAAACTATTTTATTTATACAGCTTCTCCTGTTATTTCAGTAGGAATTTTATAAAATATGTAGTCTTTCAATCTTCTAAATCTATTAACATAGCTTTTTTAGGAGTTGCTTTCATTTTAGGCTTATATTTCTCTAAAATTTCATCACCACTAAGCCCATTAAAAATATCTAAAACAATATCTGAAAATATTCTTTTGTTACAGTAATGAAATGGAAATTCTACTTGCCAACAACTATCTAACATTTCACTAGAAAAATAATCTTTTAATTTTAAAATATTATTTGTATTTACTA